CCTATAAAGACGCTTCTGTTGTATTAAATGCTAAGTCTAATTTTGTTTATTACTGTCCACCACCTGTTGAAAGTGTACCGATTGTTCTAGCCACTGCTGTTCCGATTCCTGTACCTGTCGGTGTCTGTATCGCATTGTCGTATCTCACTGACATTGTGATAGTTGCTGGATCTGATGTTGCGTATGCCAGTGTGTTGTAGTTAACGTTCTCAACATAAGCACCGTAAAGTTCCCATGTCTCTAGAATGTTTGGAGCACTCGCTCCGTTACCACCATCTAGCATTTCAATTCTACCTGTAAATTTGTAGTCTATACCTGATGCCGCACTTGACTGTTCGAAGAAATCAAACTGTTTCTGGATCTGTTCACCAACCAGTTTAGTAACCGAGTTGTTAACATCATCTCTCAATGTGATTGTGATTGGTTCCCAAGTGTGCTTACCTGCTACATAAACTTTTGAGTTGTACACATCTAGTGTCACTGTGTCAAAAGTCAAGTTAGGTCTTGTTGTGTCTATTACTTGTTTTGTTAGTTCTGATCTCGGTGTTGATACTCCAAAATTTTCCAGGATTAATCTGAAACGATATTGTAGTTTTGGCATCAACAAGCCTTGTGATGCACTACTCTGGTCGTTGCTTAAAGGTACTGTAAATTTTGATAATGTTGATATTGCCATCTGTTTCTCCTATTTATTCCAAAATTAGTTCCCTAATTGTGCAATTTCTCCTGTGTTTTTGATTCTTAACGGTATGTAAATAAATTCAACTGATTTAACTGGCTCAATTGCTATGTCCACATACAGTTCATTTCTGTCTATTCTAGTAGATGTGTTGTTTGTGTCATCACAAACTACCAAGAAGTCAAACAATGCTCTCTGTCCAACAAGTTCCAACAAGAATGATTCTATAGCACCCTTGATCTCGTTCCTTGTCAACTCATCATTTGGTTCAAAGATAAATGGTTTTCCAATTGCGTCCAATTGTGTTCTCAAGTAGACTGCCAATCTTGAAACATTGATCCTGTCCAAAGCTGAACTCGCCGATGTTTTCGTCAAGTTACCAAAGTTAACAATCCCTGCTCCTGCAAAGAATGTTATTGGGTTGACTTTAACTTCATGCATTGAATCTCTCACTGACTCCGTTACAGATATTGCTTCAAACTCTCCAGACGCTGTGTCAATGTAACCAACTGCTGTTGCATTGTCAACGACACCTCTCCTTGTTCCTGATGGTGCGAACCATGGGAAAGCAACACTGTCGTTGTTTGCTAGTGTTCTCATCATCATGTGTGATGCCGGTACAACGATTGATTTGCCTGTGTTGTCTGTTGTTAGTCCTGATGGATAAAACACACCCAAGTAATCACTTGCACTTATTAAGCCGTCTTCACCGTTGTCAAGTGCTACTGCTGTGTTGTTGGCCCAATCCTGTATTGCAGATGACGTACCTTCCAATCTTAATGGAGTGTCTCCAACTATAAATGCAGTTTGGTTTCTGTCTGTGTTCAAGTTGATCATGTTTTGTATCAACTCTGGGTAACCAGGTACAGCAATAACATTGTAACCTCTTTGGTCTTCTCTGATTGCTTGGTTAGTGTCGATCTCTGATTTCAGTTGCTCAACGATAACTTTTCTCTGTGCTTTTCTTCCAAAAGTTCCAGAACCGTTTGCGTTGTTACCTGATTTAGTAACCCATCTGTCTGGGTAGTAAGTTGAAACAGATTCGTTGTTGAATCTAATGTTACCTAAACCAGATGATCCAGAACCTGGATACTTCGTAGTTGTGATGTAACTGTTTTTGTATTCCTTAACATTGTAACCAGAACGTCTAGTGTTGTAAAGCAATATACCCTGTGGGAATAAAGTTGGATCTGGAGCATCCGGGTCTAGGAAACCATCTGTCAACAATGATTTAATTGTTGAAGCTGTTCCTGCCGCTGTGCTAGTTCCTGCCGCTTTGTCAGTAGAGTTGTGCCATCTTGCATCTGCAAAAAGTACACCGTCTTCTGTTGTTTGGTCAGTTTTGTCAACTAGTATCCATGCCGCACCTGATGTGGTTACTGCCACTTGGTTGGCTGTGTTAGTTGAACTCAACGTTGCTGTTGTGTTATATTTGTAAAGTTTTGGATAGTTCTCAAGGTCACTTGTGTCGATCCATAAGTCATTAGTTACAAGTGCAGTACCATCTGATTGTAGAGTTGGTGCTGTTGCTGAAAACTGTGGACCATTTGGATCTGTAGTTGAGTATGCTGTTGCATATCCAACAAAAGTTGTTCCGTTGTGTGCCATGATGTCTGCGTCCAAGCTAGTGCTGTACCATAATGTTCCATCTGCTGGCTCATTGGTTGGTGAACTAGTTGAAGCAGTGTAGCTCAATCTCTTCCAGTTTGAAATTAACAGTCCTCTGTTTGCCGTTGAGTCCATGGACTCTCCAGTTGGAACTGTGTACAAGTTGTCGATCAGTGTTGAACTGCTCGCTGTGAATGTTCCGTAAACATGTGCTGTTGAGGCAAAATCAAAACCAGCATCTGCTAATGGTGTACCAATATCTCCGTCCACCAATCTGATGTCGCCGCCCAGTACGTGTGTAAGTACGATCTCACCAGTTGTTAATTTACTAGCTCTAACATTTATTAGTTCAGTAGTTGATGTAGCTGAAGCGTTAGCGTTGACTTTAGCGTTGACTGCCGCAACAAAATCATCAGCACCTGTTCCACCTACTGTAACTGTAACTGCTGTGCTGAAACCATCTTGATTTTTCCTTGTCTCTTTAATTGTGAAAGTTTCTGTTGCTGTGAAACTTGGACTAGTCAATTTACTTGTAACAGTAGTTTGACCACCTTCGTATCTGAATAGCTGGAAGTCACCAATGTTAGGTGTTGTATCAGCCGCATCTGCCGCTGTTATGCTCTGCTCAGTGATGTTGAATTGTGTGTATAAAGTTCCTGTTGATAATGCTGTTCCACCGTTCGCCGCGTCTAACTTAAAGATCGCTGTGCTGTGGTCATCATGTAATGGAGCCGCTACTGTTGAGAAACTGTCACTTGCTGAAGCGTAAAGTTTTGCAACAATGTTAGCACCTGAGTTAGCCGAAGTAGTCTTAAACCAAACAGAACCATTGGGTCTGTTCTCGTCAGCTGTCTTCCATGTTGGTCTTGAAGTGTGTGCCGCTTGTAGGAATTGGGGACCGTTGAAAGTACCTGCTGTAATCCCTAGGTCCGCTAACATACCAGTTCCTTCTTCGATTCTGATTGTGTTTGTACCTGCTGTCGAGTCACCTAGTGCTAGACCGTTGTGGAATATTTCTAGATTACCTGTTACAGAGTTTATACTTGCTGTTACGTTTGTCGCGTTAGAGCCAATTGCTGTGGCAACATTAGTCAATGATGTTCCTGATACTGTAATAGTAGTACCGTTGATAATCATAGTCTCACCGTTGACAACAGTAGTGCCTGATGCAACTGAAAATACAGGTAACGATGTGTGCCATGTACTTGATCCAATCTGTACCCAAGTGTTACTTGCAGTCTTCTTAAAGATCTTGTTTGAAACATGTGTTGTGTTGATTGCGTATGATCCAGTTTGTCCAATTGAAGTCAGTGGTGCACCAGTAGAAACACCGCCAACTAGATCACCAACTAGTGTGATCAAGATTGGAGTAATTGCTGTGAACGTTTGATTAGTTTGTGACCATTCAAATAAACCGTAACTGCTTGATGCAAGGTCAAACCAGTATGTTCCATCTGTTGGTCTAGCTGTAGGAGCCGATGCACTACCGATCAATTCGCTAGTGTCGACATTAGCTCTTAAAACGAAAGCTCTGTTGGCCACACCCAAGAATGAGTAAGCCGCTTGTAAGCCGTATTCATTCAATTCATAACCGTTTAATGAATTTCCTGATGCGTCTGTGTAGAATTTCGGATCTCCGAAAGTCTCTGTTAATTCTCTCTGAGATGAGATCAAGTAAGCAGTGTTGGCGTTTGCAGTTTGTGTTCCTGTTGCTGTGCTGTCGCCTGCTCCGTTTGTCTTATCTTGTGATGATGCTACTATAAAAAGAGGTGTAGTACCCGCATCTGATGGTACATAAAAACTTTCGTTTATTACTGAAACCTCTACTCCTGGTG